TCCATCTTGTCGGCTTCGATGAGGCGGCCAAGGATTGCGGTGATTACGCCCAATGCCCTATGATTAAGATATCCGTCCCTCCCCTCAATATAGGCCGGAAGAGATTTAACCCAGTCGACCATTTCAGCGGTTGCGATTTTCGCTTTGCTCACATTATTTCTCCCTATAGATGATTTGGCATTCGGCCGCATACGCCTTATCCCAGATTTTCCTGATATTCGAGAATGGCATACCGGGGCCAGGCGTCTTTTTCCAAAACTCCGGAGAGGCGGCCGCGTGATCTTCCCTTGCCTGATTCACGGCGTCGGTTGTGATGTCGTCCCAGATATCGTAAGTTTCAGTCATTTTATGGTTTCTCCTTTTTATTGCGCATTTATTATAAGTGCATATTAATACAAAGTCAAGCAGTTATATTTATCACCCAGGAGGGCGAATCCGTGATCTCCATAGTCACCGTCAGTTTTAATTGCCGCGAGTGGATTGAACTTCTCGTTAAAAGCGTCCGCAAGTTTACATCCGTCCCCTGCGAATTGATCGTGGTGGATAACGGATCGTTAGACGGTTCCGGGCTATGGCTCTTGTCGCAATCCGACGTCAAGTTATTTCCACTCAAGCATAACATCGGCCACGGTGCCGGGCTTGATAGATCGGAAGAGCACACG